GCAGCAAGGCTCCAATCAGCCCTCGACACCTGCGTCCGTCAGTACGAAGCAGTAAGAAACACCCCCCGCTGATACTGCGCCCCTCCTGCGCTAACCAATGTACCAGCGGGTTTTCCCGGCTATCAGTCGGGATTTTTTTCCTTGTTCATCTCAGCGCCCAGCATTCGCAGCCGCTTCTGGTAAGCCTGCGAGTGCTGCAGCATGGCACCAGGCTCCATCTTTTTAAACAACACCTGGTTCGCTTCCTTGAAATTTTTTAGCGCTGTCATCCGGTCGCGCTCACTTGCCCTGCCTGCTGACATAGTCTTATCGGCCAGCTCTTCATAGGCTGCAGACCAATCCAGCTGCGTGGCGTGCGTTGACTTGACCACCGGCTCGCCACCATCCTTGCCTGGCACCATCAACTGGAACTCACCTGCTGGCGCTGGCACTACAACAACGGCTTCCTCCAGATCCGGCACATACTCATCTACCGGTGGCGGTGGTGGTGCGATCCGATCCAGCGGGTTAGATGGCAGCGGCGTGATATTCTTGGCTGGCTGTGGCTTGGCCTCTGGCGGGAAGTCTTGCGCCTCCTCGACTGTGATCAGCCCCTTCAACGCATCAGGAAAGGCATCACGCAACGCAAATCCGCGAGCTCGCATCTGCATCATGCGCTTTGGGTACGCCTGCCACGGCCCCTGCTTGCCCCATAGGCCAGCTCGCTTGGCATCCTCGACTGAGAACTTAGCGATCACCGGCTTGCGACCCTTGCGCTTGGCAACGCACACGGCCACCGGGTTCGGCGTGCCTTCGTCCTCGAAGTATTCTTCAATGTCTTCGCAGTGTGGGCTGGCCTGCACCAGCGCCATCATGGCATCACCATAGACTGAGGGCTTGCCGTTGATGACTGCAATGTTCTGCAATGCCTGAAGAGTAGCAAGCCCCATCTCTCTGCCCCAGATGGTAGCAACAAGGATGTCTTCCGGTTTGCCTTGGTAAGCGCGGGGAACCATCGAAGACTTCGAAAGCATCTCAGACAAGCGCATCGCTTCGTCAATGGTTGCCGGTGCAAATTGATTGTTCGTGGTGGTTAGTGCTGTCATTGTTTCCCCCTAAGATTTGGAAGGTTGTTGTAGAAATTCGCTCTGCCTTTGTGAATCATGTCCTCGGTGTTCTGCTTCGCTGTGGCCGCGACAAGGTGCCAAGGATTGCAGCACGCAGGGTTGTCACAGATGTGGCAGATCAGCAAACCTTCTGGAATAAATCCGAACTCAAGCTCAAAAGCGATTCGATGGGCTCGCTTGTTTTTGCCAAAAAAATTAAATTTGCCATAGCCCTTTTCCGACAAGAACCCTTGCCACATCCAGCAACCATACCTTCCAGTTGACTGATCCACCTTTGACCAAAACCGTTGCACGGTTTTTTCAATCGATGCCTTGGGCCCGGGCTTCTTCCTGCTAGTTGTAACGAGATTGGTCATTATTATCCCCTGGTAAAAATTCATGGATGGTGTAAAGAACTAGCGCGGTGAAGGACTCGACGATTTCCTCGGCCTCTTCCTCGCTGCATTTGGGTATCGTGTTTAACAGCGCAACCACAGCTCTGGCGTGCGCCTCTTCGATCTTGGTCATAGTGCCTCTTTGATTGATAGGGTTGATTGACGGATTGAGTAGGCGTCCTTTGCAGGCACGACCTTCTCTGGTGTCGCCTTGTAGCTACGCATTGGCCAGCGGATCTCGAAGCGACCGACGGTGCCTTTGGATGCTTGGCCAAGCATTGCCTTGAGCTCAGTCTCTGCCTCGCTGCGCTTGCCTTCTGCCTCTTTGATGGCTGCGTTGGCTGCTAGGATCTGGTCGGCTAACTGTTCAGCGCGGCCAGGAAGGTTGACCACCGCGGCCTCATCAGCTGCCGGGTACATGCGGTCGGCATCCTTGCTGTTAGCTGGTGGGTAGTAGTCAATCTCGCCGGTGGCTTTGTACTTCTCGATTTTGTTTTGAAACTCCAGCACCGCAGTCGTGATCGTTTCCAGTGTTTGCTTGTGCGGCTCGAACAGGAAGATCCGCAGCACGGTTCCCTGGTACAGCACGGCCACCGCACCCCAGCGTGCCTGCATGATGTCCATCTGTGCCTGCAACTGCACAGGGCCACGGTACAGCGCTGGCATTTCCTCCGGCGACACTGCGGTTAGCTTGGCCTCAAGCACGCCATAGCCGTCGAGCATGATCTCATCCTGGCCGACCACGATAATGCCTGCGTCCATATCGGTGCGGATCTTCTGGCCACGGCCATGCGCCCATCCGTCCAGGCTGCAGGCCAGCGGCAGTGTCTTATGGAAGAACGCCGAGTCGAACTCGGTCGAGAGCTCAAGCAGCTCGAGTCGCTTGGCTGTTTCTTGCAGGATAAGGCGCTCGATGCGGTCGCCCCATGCCATCGCTTCGTTCTGTTTGTCTTCGCGTGGCAGGCCTTTGCTGGCGTTGATGCTGTACTGGAGCTCATCATTGGGTGTCTGGTAGCGAGACAGCCCGAGCAGCGCTGGCAGGCGGCTGGCGCTCATCATGTAGTCCGGTGTTAGTTTGCCTGACATGTTTCCTCCGTTAGTTTATAGACCCGCACCACGCGAGCGTGAGCGGCTTTGTGAGCGGCTTCTGTGTAGCCGATTGCTGTGAATTTTTTACCCCTAAAAACAGCACCCAGGACTGATGGGTGCAGCTCCGCAGGCAGGTTGATGGCAGCGCGGACATCGTTGATGGACACCGAGCCCTGCTGCCTGCAGATTTGCGCTGCAATTTCCCGGCACTGAGCCAGGAAGTCGCTGTCGCGTTGCTCGAACAGTGCCAGCTGGGCATCGCGCAGGGTCTGGCCGGTGATCATATGACACCTGCCACAAAGAACATGGCCATGACAACAAAGACCCCGAACAGGAAACCATTAAAGAAATCGTCGTTCATGCTGCACCCCTCTGGATCAGGTTAGAGACTTGGGCAGCGCCCCAGGTACGGCCACCGCGAGCGGTCTGCACGCCGCGAGCTGTAAGCGCTGCTGCGATTGAGCGCAGGCTGGTGATGCCGGCACGCTGCAGGTCGGCGATGATGGGCATCATGCGAGCTGCAAATGCGTCAGCGTTGGCGCGGCCAGCGGCTGCACCGGCTTCTGCTGCTGCCTGTGGGTTTGGGTTACCGAGTTTGACACCGCGAGCCTTGGCGGCTTGCAGTGCTGCCTTGGTACGGCGGCTGATCTCTTCGCGCTCATGCTGGGCGACCACAGCGCGGATACCGAACTCAAGCGTACCGGCGTGCGGCATGTCGGCTGCAACGATCTGCACGCCAGAGTCACGCAGGGTCAGCAGGAACGCTGCCTGGCGGCTCAGTCGGTCGATCTTGGCAATCAAGAGAGCTGCGCCTGTGGCTTTGCACATGGCGATGGCCGCGGCCAGCTGTGGCCGGTCATCGTGCTTGCCTGATTCGATCTCGGTGAATGAATGAATGATGCCGTCGGCGTAGGCTTTGACTGCTGCCTGCTGGGCTTCGAGGCCGAGGCCAGACTGACCCTGGCGCTCAGTGGAAACTCGGAAGTAGGCGACGTAGGAGGTCATGATTATGCCTCCGCTTTCTTTGCTGCTTGACGCTCCAGGTACGCAAACAATTTGCTTGCGCTGCAACGGCTGCACCGCTGCTCTACTGGCACGGTGACAAACTCTTCAAACTTGTAGGTGAAGTGCTCGCCGCGAAGCTGGCCACCAATGCGACCAGATTGGCAGGTTGGCCCGTGGTGAATAGTGTGCTGCAAATGTGCTTTGTGCTTGCTCATGTTCAACTCCTGTATCTCGGTGGTTGATCCGGTCAAAAGTGACCGTAGACAGAGCCTATATATATCGCTGGTATATGTCAACACCCCAAACCAAAATAATTTTAGGTGGTATCAAATTAGCAAGCGTTGACGGCGTTACGGTCTTAGAATTATATTCGGGCGATATACAAGGGGGAGTTATGAAACAGGGCAAGATGTTTTTAATGCGGATGCGGCCAGAGGTAAGGCAGCTGCTAGACCAGGCGGCTGCAGAACAGCGTCGCACCAGGGTGTCGATCCTGGAGGAGCTGATACTGGAAGCCTACGGCAAGCGCTACCAGAGCACGCAGGATCGGTTGAACAAGCTGCTAGGTGGCGCATGAACGGTCGCGGCAAGCGAAACAAGGGTGCGGCTGGCGAGCGTGAGCTGGCCACGCTGCTAACCAATGAGCTCGGCTTTGTGGTCAAGCGCAACCTGGGTCAAGCCAGAGATGGTGCTGATGACATCACGATCCAGCACTTCAGACTCGAGGTTAAGCGGCAGGAGCGGTTGCAGATTGATGTTTGGTCGCAACAGGTCGAGGCGTGTGCGCAGCCGAACGAGGTGCCGGTGGTAGTCTACCGGCGCAACGGCCAGCCCTGGCGCGTCTGTCTTTTACTGGATGACTTTATACCTATGCTGAGAGATCAATTGGAGGGAAACAATGCAAACGAAACTGAAGCTAGCTGATGACATGCCAGCAAAGAAGCAAAAGAAACGCGATGACACGCCAAGCGTCTACAACCCTGACTTTAAGTACAAGCCAGCGGGTACGGCGATGGACTTAGCCGCCAAATTTAAAAGAATTCAGCGCGAGCAGGCCAAGGCTGCGAAGGCTAACAAGGTGAGGCGCGTCAAATGATCCGACTGTGGCGAGCGTTTCGGATGTGGCGTTACTCGGGCCTTGGGATCATGGCCTCGGTCAAGCAGGCCAGGCGTTACTTGAGGCGGCATGGTGGCCGCAGGTTATGAGCACTGCCAGCACTGCGACAGGCCGCATTGGAAGCCTCGCACTGTGCTGGTGGACGGCGTTGAGCTCTGCACGCACAGCGAAGCCTGGCGCTTCGAGTGCGAGGTGCGGTGGGCTCTGAAGCTGCCGGACAAGGCGAGGAAGCCGAAGGTTACCAAGATGCAATATTTACTCAGTGTCGAAGAGCGGCGCGGCATTGAGGGCAAGACCAAGCTGCGAAATGAAATGTTGAGGAGATATAAGAATGCAAAAACCAAGAAATGACCACCGGCTGCTGGACACACTGATTACTGAGCTCAGAGCTCGCAACGATGCTCACCTGGCTGTCAAGCTAGGCTGGCCGCAGGCGTATGTCAGCAAGATAAGAAACGGCAAGATGGGTGTCACAGCGGAGCGGATCTTAAAGATCCACGACGCGACAGGCTGGGAGATTAAGCGGATCAAGGGGTTGATATGAACACTAAGTTCTGCACCAGCTGCCAATGCACCAGGGAAGAAGCTGGCGGCATCTTTAGGCGCGGAAAGAACACGGCCAGGTGGATCTGTAAGCCGTGCATTGAGAAGCGCTCAGAGAGCCCGTACAGGAACCACAGCGGGCAGATAACGCCAGAGGCGCATGTGCGGAAGCTGGCGGGTCAGCTGCGGTGGCCGTGATGGCGATCGCTTTGTTTGGCGTGCTGCTGATGACGATCGGTGGCTTGATTGGGTTGGCCGCGATTGCCATTTGGATTGCGCTGATTGCAGGCGAGGGGGATGAATGAATATTTATACGCACAAGTTCGCGGTGCGCTGCCCGAACAACAACAAGCAGGTGTTCTACGAGCTCGAGATCCATTCGGAGCAGATGATCTACGTCGAGAAGATTGTCATTGCCTGCGAGCTTTGGCAGTGCGAGTTCCACGAAAAGATGTCCGACCATTTAGCGCATCAGTTCCCGAACACAAGGCAGTTTCTACGAGCTCACCATCATGGCGTGGATGTGGAAACCGTCAGGGGCGAGATATGACGATCCACTACCACGGCACGCCGATCACGCCCAGGACTGTCCTGCAGCAGCTGGCGGGTCGTTTCTTTTGCGTGTCGCACTACCGGCCTGATGATGTTGATTGGTGCCACAAACATGGCCAAGGCGTGATGCTGGACAACGGCGCATTCTCGGCATGGCGCTCGGGCAAGCAGACAGATTGGGCTGGGTTTTATGGTTGGTGCGAGCAGTGGCTGGACTATCCGACCAGCTGGGCAGTTATTCCTGATGTAATTGTGGGCGACGAGGCCGACAACGATGCCTTGCTTGATCAATGGCCGCATGGCCAGCGTGGTGCGCCGGTATGGCACATGCATGAGTCGATCGATCGGCTGCAGCGGCTGTGCGACAGCTGGCAGCGGGTCTGCATCGGTTCATCAGCTCAGTATGCGGTGGTCGGCTCAAGCAGCTGGCACCGCCGGATGACCGAGGCCATGAACGTGATCTGCAAGGCAGGCCGAGTGCCGACCTGGTTGCACATGCTGCGAGGCATGGCGACAACCCGCTTTGGCTATCCGTTTGCCAGCGTGGACAGCACCGACATTGCCCGCAATCACAACCGAGGTGTACCAGTGAGGCAGATGGCTGATCAGTGGGATTCGATTCAATGCCGACCGCATTGGCAGCAGGCACCGCTTCAAGCCAGCCTGCTGGAAAGGGTGGCATGACTCCAATGCCTGACAACGTGGTGCCGTTCGCGTTGCCGAAGAAGCCTAAGATCCGCGAGAAGGAGCCGATGCCAGACCAGCGCAAGCTGGCGGTCATCCCGATCCGAGCGCTGACTGACAGGGCTGTCACCGATGGCATGGTCAAGACGCTGGCGCTGATCTGCAGCTATTGCAACCGAGCTGGTGTGACTTGGGTTAGCCAGGCAAGGCTTGCCAAGGACGCTGGAGTCAGCCGACAGGCCGTGTCCAAGCACATCACCAAGCTGAAGGCGCAAGGCTATCTCGAGGTAGTGTCAAAGCACTGGCGAGGCGTTAGGCCAGATACCGTCAGAGTTATCTACGATGCAAGCATCGACCTTGAGACAGCCATTGCAGTCACCAGCAGGCATGAAGACACCAGACCACCGCACATTAAGGAAAAAGAGATGAAAGAGATGACACCAGATCCAGAAGGACTCAAACGCATCCAGGACATGATCAACGGAGTAATTAAGCCAGTTCAACAACCAGCCAAGGAGTATCAAATGCCAAAGGGAGACACCGTAACCGTTGCCAAGATGAAAGAACAGATCGCCAAAAAGAAGCAATCACAGGCTTCCAATGCGCAACCTGAGGTTGCATATGGTGATGAAAAAGTAGGCACTAATGTGCAACCTATGTGTAAACCTGAGGTTGCGTTAAACACAGAAAACATAAGTATAGATAAAGTATTAAGGTTATTTTTAAATAAAGGTTTTAATGTTTTAAGCAACCAAGAATCAATTCAACATATTGCAAATGAAACAACAGTTGCAGAACTGGAAACACTGATGGATAAGTTGTCAAATCGCTATGCAGCTGAAGGATTACCCTTGCCGACCGATGGCGCGATGCTGGCCAACGACCTGATCATGCTGCAATCGGATGAACTGACAGCACGGCATGGCATTTAAACGCGATCTAAGGCACCTACAAGGCGCGATCAGGGTGCAGGTAATAGGCAGACATGGGTACGCATGGAAAACGGCTCTACGGGGCTGTAATCCAAAGTGTCCAAAGACCAAACGAACGTATGGTGTTTTGACGTGTCCGGAAGGCAGGGGGGTA